TGCTGACCAGTTCCAGCGAAAAGTCCTGCCCCAGTGTGCGCTGCGACATCGACACGCCCATCGCAATCTCGACGGGCATCGTCAGTTCGAGTTGGCCTTCGATGATCGTCTCGGTGCCCGCGAACAGCGAAGACTTGGACAGCACCAGATAGCTCGCTGCGGCGGCGTTGCCATCAGCGTATGCCAGATCGCCTTGGCCGAGAATCTGCGAGTAGCGCCCGTTGGCGGGGTCATACGTCTCAAAGGCGTCTCGGGCCTTCGTGGTCACGTTGCCGGCGCTGGCGACAACCTCGGCGTAGGTGCCGTTGTTGAGGTCGATGTTGCGACGGTTGACCTGATCGCGGCTCTTGATGATGTCGGCCATGATGTGTCCTCAGTTACACCGGGTCTTCGTCGGCCGGTGCGGGGGCGGCCATTGCCGCGTTGATCTTCGCCAGCAGCGTCTCGTCGTTCCAGCGACGATCCACCTTGATGCCGAGCAGGTTGGCCTGCTGCAGCATCTCGGCACGAGTTGGGGGAGCGTCGTCGGCAGACTCGGGATCGGCATCGGGCTGCACCTCGACAGCCGGCGCGTCCACGGGCTCCAGGCCAACCGCCGCGAGAAACGACTCGTGCCAGCCGTCGAGCAGCGCGTATGGCAATTCCTCTGGTCCCACGCCCTTGCAGTCGTAGGTCTTGCCCGGAGGCCCGAAGTGCGGCCCGGGGCTGCGGTAGACGGCGATCTTCTTGCTCACTTCTTGCCCTTCTTGGCGGTCTTGGCCGACTCACGGAACGCAGCTGCGGTTGGAGCGCCCTTCGCGCCAGGCTTGCGCATCTTCTCGCCGCTTCCGGCAGCGATGCGCTCGCGCTTGGCTGCGATGTTCGCGTACAGGCCGGGAGGCGTCTTCACTTCTTGCCCTTCGGTGCAGGCCCCGGACCCTTACCCGGCTTGCCGGCCTTCATGGCCGCCGTGCGAGCGGTGTTCAGCGCGATGGCCACGGCCTGCTTCTGCGGCTTGCCGGCCTTCATCTCCTTCGACACGTTGGCCGAGATCGACTTCTGCGAGTAACCCTTCTTCAACGGCACGTCAGTCTCCAGATGTGAAAACGCGGGCGGCAGCCATGAACCACCGCCCGCGCGTCAGGTCACGCCCCTCATCAGCCCAGGCGATAGGTCACGAAGGTGTTGAGCGCGGTCTTGCGGGTGCGGAACTGACCCGAGGCGCCGCCGGCCACCGTGCCAGAGCCAACCACGGTGTGAGTCGCGTCAGGCGAGGTCACCACGAAGTTGTTGCCGCCCGTGTTGATCACGGCCCAGTCGAACGCATCGTTCACCAGGAACTGCGAGGCGAGTTCCACCGTGCCGCCGACATCGAGCGTGGCGGTGGTCAGAGCGCCCGTGGTCGAGGTCACGATGCCGCTCAGGCACAGCGCAGCGGTCAGCGTGCCCGTGGCGTTCAGCACGCCGGGGGCGACCTGCACCGGGGCCAGCAGGCGCTGCTGCTGCACGACGGGGGCCGCGCCCACCTCGTACAGCACCTGGACGCCGCCAGAGGCTTCGATCACGATTTCTGCGCCAGAGGCGTAGGGGCCGAACACGGTCTGACCGTTGTTGACCACACCCAGCGGGCCGGACTGCGTGGGGTAGTTCGGGAAGCCCAGCAGGCGCGAGACGCTGCACGAGCCCTGCGAGAAGACGGCGATGGACTCGCCGGCCGGGACGGTCACCTGGACGGTGCCAAACGGGAGGAGAAGGGACGACATGATCGGATTCCTTTGCAGTGATCTGTGCGATGCGGGCCGGTGTTACCCGGCCCGCCGCTCATCAGGGTTGCGAGAACATGATGATGCCGGACATCTCCGGCTGCTTGTTCACGACTCCGTAGAGCGTGTCGAGGCGATACAGCGTCTTCATCGTCTTGATGTCGTACTGCTTCGTCATCACCAGTTCGATGCCCTGGTCCGTCGAGGCACGCATCACCGCAGCGCCGGCATCGCTCGGCACCGCATAGCGGCCCGGCAGGATTTCGATGGCGTCCTTTTGCCAGAAGGGGTTCATCGCGCCGGCCGCCGTGTTCAGGAACACCACCGGAGCGGTGGCGCTGGTCGTCGGGATGACGCAGTTCTGGTACTGCAGTTCGGCGTCCGAGCCACCCTGCGCCGAGATGATCGGCGGGCTGATGACCATCGTCGTCAGGCTCGGCACCGCGATGACGCGGAAGGTCTTCAGGATGCCGGTGGACTGCTTCGTGATCAAGTGGACCTGGAACACATTGCCAATGGTGAACGCATCGCCAGGCTGGACGTTCGCGGTCGAGTTGACCGTGATCGTCTGGTAGCGGTTGTCCACGTTGGACACCTCGCCCGTGGCGGCCACCGAGGTCGCCTTCGGCACCCAGAAGTTGCCAGCGGCCGGCAGCGTGGACACCTGGATGCCGGCGCCGCCAGCGGCAGCAGCCTTGCGCAGGCTGTAGTCCAGCTTGTAGGTGTCGAACGAAGCCATGCGGCCGACGAAGGCCCGACGCAGCGCGTTGTCGCTGATCTCGTTGCCGAACGAGCGGGACGCCTTGCTCAGGTCGCTGGCCATGCCGTTGTAGTCGCGGGTGCTCAGGGCGAGGTTGCGGTCCATGTCGGGCACGCCACGCTCGTTGAACACCGCTTCGACCTCGGCCACATCGTCGAAGCCCGACGCGGCGGCCAGGCGCTTGACGAACGCCGTGCCCTGCAGCGCGGCCACGTTCATCACCGCGACGTTGATGTCGGAGGCGAGCTTCTGCTTGGCGGCGTCACCCAGACGGCCTTCCTGCAGCGCATCGCGCAGTTCGGTGGCGGTCATCGACCACGGCACCGAGCGGCTGAAACCGATGGTCGCCGGCACGGTCAGCTGGGTGTAGTCGTCGAAGTTGGTCGTCATGTCGGTGCCGCTGTAGGACACCGAGATGTAGGGCTGCGGACGCCAGATGACGTTGTTGGTCCGCTCCATCATCGTCTGATCCGTGTTGTACACGGCGACGTTGCGGGAAAGCACGAGCGCGTCCTGGAAGCCTTCGAGGAGGTTCTCGAAAGCGATGCGCTCTTCCTTGGAGAAATTGTTGGCCACGGTGTGGGCTCCTGATCGGAATGAGTGAACGATTGCCGCTGCTGCGGCGCCTGCTTACTCACCCCGTCAAGAGTCGGGCGGCCACTCGTGATCTGGTCGCTACTGCCACTTGAGGGCTGGCGAAACCCGGTGCGATTGGGCCGAATGTACCACACTCAGCCGGTTCGTCAAGCCCTCGCCTGCGCCTTCGCCTTCAACTGCTGCTTGTAAGCATGCACCTTTGTCAGATCGCCCGTGCGCGCCGCCTCCTCACGCAGGCGCTCCAGCGTCGAATCTGACCCGCCGCTGACAGGCGCGGTGCCTGCCGGCAGGACGCGCTCGGGCGCGGGTGCCTTGGTTCGCGGGGTGACTTTCAACTGTGCCTCCAGTTTGGCGACGGCGAATGCGAACTTCACCGGGTCGGTGAGGGCGGCCAGTTCCTTGGCCTTCTTCGGGTTCTTGCCCAGCGCGTAGACGACGAGTGCGGGGTTCTCGGCACCTTGCAGCACGACGCCCTGCTGGGTGACGTTCAGCGTCTCCATGACCGTGTGCTCGGCCTCGTCGTAGTCGCGCACCTTGAGGTCGGCCTTGGCCTTGCCGTACCCATCGAGCTTGGCCTGCCACGCCTTCTGCGCTTCCTCGGCCTGCTTCTGCGCCTCGCGCTCGGCCTTGTCGGCTGCGGCCTTCTGGGCGTACCACGACTCCAGCGCCGTCTCGTAGCGGTCGGTGTCGTAGTCGTGGTCTTCGAGTTTGGGCTTGGGGCCGACCGGCTTCGGGCCTGCCGGCGCGGCTTGCTGCTCCCTGGCCTCGTACTCGCGCACCTTGCGCTGCAGTTCGCGGTGCTGCTTGCGCAGGTCGCGCACCCACTCAGGGGCGGCGCGTTCCTCGTCCTCGGCTGGCGGGGCATCGTCTCCGATGCTGACCGTCACCTCGTCGGGTTCGGGTGCGGCGGCTGCAGGGGCATCAGCCTGGGGAGACGGGTCAGGCGTGTCTGGTGCGCCCTGAGCCGCCGCAACCTGTTCGCCCTCGTCTGCCTCGGGCGTGGTGTCCTCGTTGCCCTCATGCACCTCTTGCGTGCCATCGGGCTGCGTCACTTCGATCCTGATTCCCATCCGTCTTCCCTCTCGGCTGATGCGGTCAGCCGGCAACCGTTCGGCACCGTGCCGATTCTTACAGCACCGGCCTGGGCGGCGTGACGGGCGGCTGCTGCGCCGCGAGCGTGTCCATGACCGCGAGCGTGTCCTTGACCTGGGTGCTGTCAATCTTGGCCAGCGTCTCCAGCGTCTTGGCTTGCGTCAGTTCGCTCTCCGCGCCCGTCTTCACCACGTCTGCGCGGGCCTTGGCCGCCTTGGCCAGCGCCTCCTCGGCCGCGGCCTGGAGCAGCGTGTTGTTCGGGTCTTGCTCCTGCGACGCGGCTTGCAGGCGCTCCATGTCCTTCTCTTCGGGCTCCAGCGCGCCCATGTCCACCAGCTTGCGCCGGAAGTATTCGCGCGTCTGCTCCAGCCCCTCACCCTCCATGTTGAGGATGACCATCGCCTGCAGCACCGATTGCGTCTGCGGGTCTTGGGTGATGGCAATCAGGTTGGTCAGCGACTGCACGATGGACTCGCGCTGGCTGCGGAAGGACGGTCCGATATCGACGGCGAGGTCAAATTCGGCCTCGCTCAAGTCGTTCTCGTACTCCAGTTCGCCCTCGTCGCTCACCATCGGCTTCATCAGTTCGATGGAGCCAACCTCGTTCTGCGACCCGAGGCCCTTCATCTTGCGTCCCGGCTCGACGTAGGTTTCCTTGGCCATCGACAGCCACACCTCGCCGCAGCGGCGCTTGGCCTTGGCGTAGTTCGAGACGTAGATGAACGACTGCATGTCCAGGCGCTGCTGGACCATCTGCACGGCCTTGCCGCTGACGTTGGCAACGATCTTGTCGCCCTGCTCCTGGTTGCCCAGAACGTCCTTGATGTCCTGGTCGGTGATCTGCAGCAGCGCCGCCATCGCGGGCGGCAGGTTCGGGCTCTTGGTGTACGCCACCGGCCCCGCGACCTGCGTGGAGCCGTCCGGGCCGCTGATCGGGTTGATCAACAGGTACGGGTAGTTGCGCAGGTTGTCGTCCTGCCACATCACTTGGTGGCCGGCGACCTGCTCGGGCGTCAGGATGGGCTTCTCGACGCTCGACAGAGCGGCGATCTCGGCCATCTTGGACAGCTGCATGTTCTTGAGCCGCTGCGCGTCCTTGGCCAGGCGCACATGGCCGCAGCACCGCTCCACGTTGTCCACGAACCACCGCTTGCCGTAGACCGGGATGATCGGGATGTGCTTGCCGACGATGTAGCCCGAGTCCTCCAGCACCTTCGCGCCGCTAAGGACGTACTTGTGGACCTTGCGCACCTTGATGCGCTTCTGACGCACCTCGACGCTGCCGATAGCGG